TACAGGTCAAGCTGTTGAGTGGCGAAGTGCGGGAATTGGAGAGGTTTCAAAACTATGGATTTACCAGTCAGCCCCATGCGGGCGCCGAGGTTGCAGCAGTGTTTGTTTCCGGTAATCGTGACCATGGATTGGCGGTGGCCATCGACGACCGCCGCTATCGTGTCAGCGGCTTGGCCGCTGGTGAGGTTGCTATCTATGATGATCTTGGCCACCGAGTGCTTTTATCACGTACCGGCATTGTCATCGATGGCGCGACCCATGAAATTCGTATCAACAATTGCCCGAATGTGATCGTGACCGATGGCGATGTGACAGTTAATGGTGGTGATGTGATCGCCGACGGCATCAGCCTGAAAACCCATGTACACACCGGCGTGCAGGCCGGGTCGTCGGATACCGGAGCGCCGAAAACATGAGCGATATCAAAACCGTTTTCCTCGATATGGAACACGGCGCCGACTATGCCTTGGACGCCTTGGGTTTGACCGAAGACGATGGTTTGGAAACCGCGGTGATTATCAGCCTTTTTACCGATCGGCGGGCGAATGCCGACGATGCTATTCCGGACGGCTCGAACGATCGCCGCGGTTGGTGGGCCGATGCGTTTAACGACGTGGTTAACGACAAGATCGGTTCCCGATTGTGGTTGTTGAGCCGGGAAAAGCAATTGGCGGCAGTGCTGGTACGTGCCCGCGAATACGCCATGGAGGCACTGCAATGGTTGGTCGATGATGGGGTTGCCCAAGCCGTCGATGTGGTAGCCAGCAATCCCAAGCCGGGCGTACTCGGTTTATGGGTATCGGTGTATCGGCCGTTGCAGCCTGTGACTCAATTTCGTTTCGACGCATTCTGGAGCCGTTGATGCCGTTTTACCGTCCTACCTTGCCCGAATTGGTCGATCGCGCGATTACCGATATTCAAAGCCGCTTGCCCAGTGCCGACGCCTTGTTGCGGCGCTCCAATCTGAACGTATTGAGCCGGGTTTTGGCGGGCGCGGTCCATGCGATTTACGGTTATTTGCAATGGCTTGCAGCGCAAATGATGTATGACACTGCCGAAGCGGAATATCTGGAGCGCTGGGCATCGATTTGGAAGATCAACCGTGTGCCGGCCAGTTTTGCCACTGGCTTGGTGCATTTTACCGGTTCCAACGGCATCACGGTTCCGGCCGGTACCGAGCTGCAGCGTGGCGATGGCGTGTTGTATACCACCGATGCCGATGTCACTTTGGCATCGTTGGCCGGATCGGTTAACGCCACGGCAGTTGAGGCCGGCGCGGCTGGTAACACCGGCAGCGGTTCGGCGTTGACGTTGACCACGCCGATTGCAGGCGTTAACTCTTCGGCGACTTCGGGCGAGATATCCGGCGGCGCCGATGCCGAATTAGACCCTGCGCTGAGGGCGCGTTTCTTACGTCGCATCCAGCAACCACCGCACGGCGGCGCCAAGCACGACTATATCGCTTGGGCTTTGGAAGTGCCTGGCGTTACCCGTGCCTGGTGTTATCCGGGCGAGCAAGGCGCCGGCACGGTTACAGTGAGGTTTGTCCGTGATGAGGATGTATCGATTATTCCCGATGCCGGCGAAGTGACTGCGGTGCAGGCTTATATTGAAGAGCGCCGACCGGTGACGGCTTTGGTCTACGTCGGCGCGCCGATCGCGGCGCCGTTAAATTTCACCATCTCCGTGACTCCGAACACGCTGGCCGTCAAGAACGCGGTGGCCGCCGAATTGGCCGATTTGATCAAACGCGAATCCGAACCGGGCAGCACCTTGTTGCTGTCGCATATTCGGGCCGCGATCAGCGCCGCGGCCGGGGAAAATAATTATGTATTGACCGCGCCGGCGGCTGACGTGTCGGTAACGACCGGCGTCATGACCACGATGGGCACCATTTCATGGCTATGATCGCTGCCGATTATCTGGCCCAATTGCAGGCGTTACTGCCGCGCGGCTTGGCTTGGGCCACCGACGGCGCTGCGACTATCACCCAGTTGCTACGCGCATGGGCCGACGAATTCGCCCGCGTCGATTTACGGGCCGATCAACTGCTTGATGCTATCGATCCCAGTACCACCACGGAACTGCTGGCCGAATGGGAGGCCGTCGCAGGGTTGCCCGATGAATGCGTGAGCGTCACGCAAACCATCGAGCAGCGCCGGGCCGCGCTTGTCTCCAAGTTGATCAGCACCGGCGGCCAAAGCCGTGCCTACTTTATCTCGATCGCGCAGGCCATGGGTTATCCGGATGCGACCATCGAAGAATTCATGGGCGGCATGACTTGCAACGACGATTGCAACGACTCGTTGGGCGATATCGACGCGATTTTTATCTGGCGTTTGAATTTGCCGTTTTCGACAGCCGGCCGTTTCGTCATGACTTGCAATTCCGATTGCAATAGCGCTTTGCAAAGTTGGGGCGACGCGGCGATCGAATGCCGTATCAATAAATTGAAACCGGCGCATACCACCGTTTTATTTGCTTACCCGTAGGACAATCTATGCAACGTATCGATACAGCTACTAAGTTTCCCGACCTGTTCGGTGCCGGCAAACACGGTTACCGGGACGGAAATGTTTCATTAGGCATTCCCGCCACCCAATTTAATGCGGCGTCGGTTAATGCGATCCAAGAAGAAATTTGCAGCGTCATCGAAGGCGCCGGATTGGCGTTAAACCCGGCCGAATTCGACCAAATGTATCAAGCCATTGAGGCATTGATCGCGTCGTCGTCCAGCAGTACCGGCTTTGGCTATTCCAATTTGCAGATTACGACTTCCGGTAGCAGCGGCGATGTGGTCATTACAGCCGACGAAATCCTATTGGACGACGGCGCCGGACACTACGTGCGATTGGAGAACGTGAATGTGACCGCCAACGTCAGCTCATCCGGGGCCAATGGGATTGATTCCGGCTCGGTGTTGGCGAATACCTGGTATTCGATCATGGTGATGTGGAATGGCACAGTTCCCGCTGCGTTGTTGGTCAAGTCCGGCAGTGTGGCGGTGATCCCCGCCGGGTTTACTCATTACCGCCATTTCGGGTGGATGCCCACAGACAACACCGCCAATAAGTTTCCGAAGCGAATCAGGATCAAAGATCGCAGAGGCGAGTATATGCCGTTGGCCGGTACCAATACGCCGAATTTACCGATCATTGCCAGCGGCGCATCGGTCGGCAGTATTACCACGCCGACTTGGGTGCCGATCTCAATTTTCGGCGTTGTGCCGCCAAGCGCCGCGACTATTAAGGGCGTGGTGTCCAATCCTGGCTCTGGTATTTCATCGGTTTGTCCGAACAATAGTTACGGGGCTTATACATCGGTGACGAATCCGCCGCCGGCGCAATCGGTGGCTAACTCGATCGTGCAGTTTGAGTTCATGATAGAATCTTCAAATATTTATTGGGCAAATAACTCTGGCAGCACCGCCGTCGTGTGCTGCATGGGTTGGGAGGATAATTTGTTATGAGTTTTGCAGTAGCAGCAAACGGCAGCTGGCGAGCCGTTGGCAACCTTTCCGATTTATTACCCGGCGAGACGTTTAGTGCTACTCAGCCTGACGGCTCCGATCCGTTGTCCGATCTATACGCATCGATCGACGCTGAGCGCTCCATGCGTTGGTTGGCTGGTTTTCCGGTCGATATTGCTGGCGTGGTGCGATGGTTTCACTCTGACGAGTTTTCGATCACGCAGTATTTGGGTCTGAAGGATTTGGCGCGGGATGTTCTATTGGCCGGCGGCAACATGTCCGACGTGTTGACCATCGACGGCGCGGATGTGGTTTGGTATGTCAAAGGCGGTTTTGCCGTGACAATTACCGCGCAAATTGCGTTTGATGTGGTGGCGTCGGCAATGCTATATCAAAAGCAAGTGTTCGACGCGAGCCTGGCCCATCGAGCCGCCATCGCGCTCGCCCCCGATCCATCCGCCTACGACCTCACGCAAGGTTGGCCGGAACAGTTTAACGGGTGATTTTTCCGCGACAAAAATCGCGCAAAATTACGACAAAAATCGCGCGGCGTTACAATCAGAGGGTGGGTTTCGCTGCTGGCAAACAGGATTTTCTTCATATCGGCAAACTACATTTTCAGGATGATGCC